GCTCAGTCAAGAGGCTATTAACGCTCTTAGGAGCATTGCCTCTGACATCGCAAGTCCTCTCATTTTGATGAATCGCGATTTGTTGCGACCAGCTGGATCACTTTCGTCGGGCGTCTTGATGACATTCGTCTTCAATGATATCATCAATTCTCTGTATATGCGCGTTGCGTTTTACACGTTGCGCACAGCAATGAGTCCCTTGGATAATGAAAGTCTACGTCGTCTTTTTCGAGATAACGTCGAACTTTTTACCGCGGGAGATGATAACACATACTCCATTTCTGACGAAGTTAAGTCTTTCTTCAATTTCAGCACCATTCAGCATTACTTTCGAAGTATTGGAATGCAGTACACCCCGGCTGATAAGTCTGACAATGTCTATGGTACTGTCGAGGTCACGAGAGCTACTATATGTAAGCGATCTTGGCGTTTTGACAAAGAGTACCAAATTTGGACTTGTCCGATTGAGAAACCGAGTATTTTGAAGATGTTGACTATTGGATTGCGGTCCTCGGCTATTACTGAAGATGAGCACGAACAGCAGTGTTTTCGAGCTGCTCAGTGCGAGTTTGCACAGTATGGTCGAGAGGAGTTTGTATCGCGCACGAAAACGCTGCGCTCGCTCCGACCGAACTTCCATTATTTGACTTATGAAGAAATTATGGAGAAACAACAAGGAGATGGAATTACTCCTTGGATTCCCGAGACTTTAGAATCATTCCCGGACGTCGATCTCGACAACGTGGGGTGGTGCTAAAGTGCTCACGGCTAAGCTGTGATGCCGTCGCCAATCAGCGGCATTCTTCGAACCCTGACAAAGCACTAATTGACCTTTCGTACGGTGCTTGTATATGCGAAGAGTGTGACAGTAGGACTAGTTATTTAACTTGTATGACTCTAGGAGGCCTACTTATCAATTAAGATCCAGAGTCCGAAAGGCACTTCTCCTACCGGTGTGAGGTCACCTAGGAGGGGTCACCACTACCTCACTTCAATTAATACATCTAATGGGGACGCTACGGGCCCCACCCTTACTGATAGCGATATCGATACTGTTAAATCGAACGATATCACAACGACTCAGCATGAAGAGTCTCAACCCATGGTTTCACAGACCGTGACGTTCATGGAAGAAGCACCTCTTTACAGAATGGATGCTGTCGCTCCGCGAGACACTACATATACTGATCCGTTTGCTGATAATCTACCGCTTGACAAATATTTTGCTCGCCCTATACAGATCGCCACTGGAACGTGGACTACGACGTTCACACGATCATCTCTTTTTGAGGAGATTAATCCGTGGATTCTATGGCAGCAGAACGAGCGTATCGCTAACAAATTGAAGAATTATGCTTATGCGTCTTGGGATCAAGCTATTCGAGTTGTACTAAACGGTACTCCCTTTCAATACGGTAAATTGATGGTAGTATACATTCCTTACGGTGACGTAGGTTCACTTGTCACTAATGCTGCCAGAAACCGCGTTGCTAGGGAGCAAGTTGAATGGTACAATAAGTCTAGCGCGGAAACCGATTCCGCTCACGATGCCGTTTTTCAGCATTTTTCTACTTACCCCCACGTGGTCATGGATCCGTCAAAGAGCACTGTTGCAGAGCTTAAATTGCCTTTCATGTACCACGTTAACGCTTTTCCCGTTGCTGGCGAGACTTTTAGTTCTTGTGGAACTTTGTTATTTTATGACTTAAATCCATTGAGAATTGCTAATCCCACTGCATTAACACAGCTTAATTACACTGTCTATGCGTGGGCTGAGAACGTCAGTTTAACTGGTGCTACTACACTTACGGCTACGGGTTCTTCTGAATCCCGAGTTTGCTCTTGTCTTGAGGACAAATGTTACGTTTGTGACAAAGTTGAAAGCAAATGTAAGTGTTTTGATCAATACATATTAACTCCTGTTTCTGATGAATATAACGATCCACCGGTTTCAGCGCCCGCTAGTGCGGTAGCTGAAGCGGCAGGGATGCTTACAGGCGTCCCAGTTATCGGACCATTTGCTCGCGCCACCGAAATTGGTGCAAGTGCGGTAGCGAATATGGCCAGATTGTTTGGCTTTTCTACTCCTACAATGCAAGTTCCGGTAAGTCGTTATACTCCGAAAGTTCATGGCCGTATGGCCAACACCATCGGTGAGGATTCATCCTATTCTCTTGCACTTGATCCCAAGCAGGAGTTAACAGTTGACCCATCCACTCTTGGAGTTAAGGGAGTTGACGAGATGGCTATATCTTCCATAGTACAGCGCGAACAATGGATTGCGCGGTGTGAATGGAATAGAGATAAAGGTCAATTTTCGACACCTGGCGCTGAGAAAATAATTTTTAGCGCTCTTGTTTCTCCCAATTTGTCTCGTTTTAGCGGGCCTTTTGATGTTATAGGCACCACTCGACTAGGCAGACAAGATACTCC